ATGTTCTCTAACGATGAATGTTTTGAGCATGGTGTTTATTATTTTGAATTTAATGAAGACGATATCATGCGCTCGGAACTTGTAAAGTTCTTAGTCAAGAAGTTTCAAGGTATCGAGTAATCGTTTTTAATTATTTATAATTATAAAACAAGAAATTACGAACAGTGTTAAGCTGTTCGTTCCCTTATTGTTTAACGTTTTTTATCGTCCCTTTTCCACCCTTCTCTAGAAAGGCATCTGGCAACGGTATTCCCAAACTTGGTCACCTTTTCCTCTGAGGCGTCCCAGAAGAATGCGTGGGCTATTTCATGTATTATAGTGTTCAAAACCTCTTTATCGGGCTGGTCTGGATTGATGAAAATCTTAGGTGTCTTCTCTGAAGGGTCGTAACAAATACCCTCTGCTTTATAGCATTTATGCGGTTTTTTAAGCAAAAGCTCGTATCTAACCCTTTTGTCGGTTCTGAAAACAAAAGGTTTGCTATGTTTCATGTGTATTTATAATTACATTAAATTTGACAACCTCTGACAAAAAAATATAATAATTATGAAATTGTATTGCTCTAACTGTGGACATCCGAACCCCTACGCGGGAAAAAAGCCTAATTTTTGCACAAATTGCGGGCAAAACTTTAACCAAGGGCAGGTAGCGGCCCAAACTCAACAAATTGAAGAAAATTTAGAAGATTTGGTAGATTTTGAAGAGGATAGTTCTGCTAACCTTTCTGGATTAGACGTGGAAATAGAGCCGTTTGGACAAACTAATTCAGTCACCCTTGGCGAAGTGGTTAACAACTCCTTGGACTCTGACCAAGGCCTACAACCCGCGCCCAAGGCGAAAAGGGGCAAAGCAAAAAGGATAAGTAAAAAGGCAAAGGAAGAGAACGCGAAAAGCGTGATGGAGGAGTTTAGGAAAGAAGCTGGGGCTAGCAGAAGAGATAAACCCGATTCGTAATGCCTAGAAAAAAAAAGCTCAAATTTGAAGATTGCGTCAGTGATGTTGATTTTGAAATCAATAAAAGAAGAAGTAAGTGGAATCTTACAGCTCTAGCTTGGATGGATTTTGATGATGTATCCCAAATTCTAAGGATACACATACATAAAAAATGGCATTTATATGACCAAATCAAACCCCTGGCTCCTTGGATAAATAGGATAATCACCAATCAAATCAAAAACCTAATCAGAAACAACTATGGTAATTTTACTAGACCCTGTTTAAGATGTGCTGCTGCTGAAGGCGAAGACCTATGTCAAATATATAAAACCCAATGCGCCGATTGCCCACTTTACGCTCAATGGGAGAAAACCAAAAAACGAGCGCATGACGCGAAGCTTCCCCTATCATTAGAAAACCACACTAAAGAAGTCCACTCTATACCAACTGATAATTGTGACATTGAACGAGCCGCAAAGAAACTTCATAAAAAAATGCAAAAAATTTTAAAACCTAATGAATGGATGGTATATAAGTATTTATATGTAGATTTCTTATCTGAAGAAGAAGTCGCCAATAAGATGGGGTATAGGACCACCGAGAAGAATAGGCAGCCTGGCTACAAGCAGATTAAAAACATCAAAAAAAACATAATAAAGAAAGTAAAAGCCTTGCTTAATGACGAAGAAATTGATATATTTTAAATAAGTGACTATTGAAGAAAGACATCTTAAAGCTTTAGAGCTGTGGCGGGAAAGAGGCGAGGAAAATCCCCCGTCCTTGGCTGAGCTTATATCTGTAGCTTATCCAGGTAGAGACGACATTGATGGACGCACCAAAGAGGCTAGAGAGCTCAAGGCGTACCTGACCGAACATGGCATATCCGCTGATGGCGCACATGTTTACCACTCTAAAACTATAGAGCTAAATGACGAACAAAAAGAATTTGTAAGAAATAACGCAAGTCTTATGTCAGCGGTCCAATTAGCTAGGGTTGTATTCGCGGACGAAACCATCACCAACCTGCACGCAGAGGCAAGAGCTGTTAATGATTACCTGCAAACTTTAGACCCAAATGAAATAGCACAAGACACAAACGATGTACCCAACACTAACGAGTACCTACCGCCAAAATCATTTGATAAAACTCTTATCCGGGCTAACCAGTATGTAAATCCTAAAATTGACAAAAAGAAAATTAGCCCCAGAGTTAGAAAAGGCTTAGAGGCCCTAATGGGCTACCTTAATACTTATAGATTCGTCCACCAGATGGAGACCTATGCCACTAATACTGATAGGACTTTATACGAGAGCTGCTTCGTTAGGTATACATATGATAAGCCAGATTTAACGCAGGAAGAAGTTGACCAGTATATAGTGTTAGCTACTGAAGTAGTTATAGGCTCAACCATTCAGGCTCGCTCTGAGCGACTACAGCAATTGCTAGACGTTTCAGCGGAGGACACAGAAGGTAGACGGGTTGCTATGGGCTTGGTAAACGCCATCAGCGCGGCTCAAACAGAGTACAACCAATGCGTTGGCCGACAACATAAGTTGCTCAGCGACCTGAAAGAAAAGCGCTCCGATAAGCTTAAAAACCAAATCAAAGCGAATGCCAGTATTATTAATTTGGTAGAGATGTGGAAGGAGGAGGAGTCTAGGAAAAAATTAATAAAGCTTGCCGAGTTAAGAAAAAAAGCTGTAAAAGCTGAGATAAAAAAGCTATCATCTATGGAAGAAGTTAAAGCTAGGATAATGGGCATAAGCGAGGATGAGGTATTAAATGGTTAAATGTGCAATATGCGGAAAAGAATTCCAAACCGACAAACAACTTCACGCTCACCTTAAAGCTCATAAGTTGAGGGTTGCTGAATATTACCAGCAAGAGTTCCCTAGGTATGACAAGTTCGATAAATCTATAATTAAATTTAAAAATAAAGAGCAATATTTAAGCTCCGATTTTAATTCAAGAATCACACTCAAGAAATGGCTAAAAGAGGCCCCAGAGGAAGAAACTAAGAAGTATTGTTCCGAGCTCCTATCTAAAAGAAAAGAAAAAAAAGATTTAGTATATTCCCCAACTCAAGTTGAGCTTAGAAGCATATTAAGCCCCCCTGTTCATTATTACAACGAGCTTTTTGGTAGCTATTACGAACTATGCGAGTCTTTAGGTTACCAGAACAGATTTCACAACCCTCGTAAAATTACATACGGAGGGATATATAACGACTCTAGTTACTCAGTGTATATCGACACTAGGGAAAAGAAGCCCCTAAAATTTAAAAATTTTCAAACAGAAGTTAAGACATTAAAATTTGGGGACTACGCCCTGAGTTCTAAAGAGCACACCTGTAACTGTTACATCGAACGCAAGGCAATAGGAGACTTCATAGGAACCCTGAGTGGCGGTTACGATAGATTTACGCGAGAGATAGAAAGAGCGGCGGAAGCCGAAGCGCAGTTGATTGTGTTAGTCGAGGAGAGCTTTAGTAATTGTATGGGATTTAATTACCTTCCTCATGTGTATAAAAAAACTAAAGTTACTCCCGACTACATATTTCATAACGTAAGAAAATTAATTCAAACTTATCCTCACATACAGTTTCTATTTGTAAAAAACAGAGCGGAGGCCTCAGAAACTATTGAAAAAATATTCACATGCGGCTGCGCTTATAAAAAAATAGACTTACAACTAGCATACGATACTAAGATTTTATAATGTGGTACGCTCCAGAAAAATACGATAGAAATTTCCCCGACTTGAACGAGGAGTTTAAGAGTCTAAAGGGGGACCTTCAAGACAAAGAGGCTAAAATATCCTTGGCTAGATTTTTGCGAGCAAATGTGGGGTTTACAACGGAGTTGATATCCGGGCTTAAACTGGCCCCGTACCAAGAGGTGACGCTAAAGGGAATGCTTAACAGAAACTTTTCCATGTGCGTATGGGGTCGTGGCTGCGGTAAAACATTTATCGCTTCAGTGTTTTGTTTTCTTCAGTGCTTATTTGAACCTGGCACTAAAATTCTAATTGCTGGACCGACTTTTCGTACTGCTCGTTTTATATTCAACCACTTAGAAAAGCTTGTAGAATCTAAAGAGGCTGAATTGTTAGCTCAGTGTTTTGGGGCTAAAGCCAAGCGTAATGACCAATTCGAATGGTTGATTAACGGAGGCTCTATTACCGCTATCCCTCTTAACGGTGAAAAAATCCGTGGTTTTCGCGCCAACGTACTGGTTCTTGATGAGTACCTTTTATTGCCTGAAGATATTATTACCACCGTTCTCATGCCGTTCTTGGTTGCTCCGCAGAACATGAAAGAGCGCCTACAAATCAGAGAGATGGAAGACAAAC